ATACCGCCCTGCGTCCACGTCCGGTCAGAAGAAAAACTCTTCGGACAGATCCTCGGCATCCTTCTGGATAACGCCGTGAAATACTGCGACGAAAAAGGACGCGTGCAAGTGGAAGTCACGACAGAGAAAAAAGAAAAAGGTTTTGCGATAATAATTTCCAACGACTTTGCAGAAGGAAAAGATATAGACTACACGAAATTCTTCGAACGCTTCTACCGCCACGACATCTCCCACAGCAGCCAGATCAAAGGCTACGGCGTAGGCCTCTCCATGGCTGCCGACATCGTGCAGATCCTTGACGGAACCATAGACGTATCATGGAAAGAAGGGCGCATTTCCTTCCGCCTTGACTTCTGAAACAGAAAACGGCACTGAAAGAAAAACAGTGCCGTTTTTGAGTAAAGGATTGTGGAGTGTTTTTGGAAATGCAATGAAAATGAGGCGCAGCTTGATAATGACAGACTCAACGATCTTAATAGAAAATGGCAGATCGGATAAGCTATGAGTGGATTTGCCCCGATAACCCGATAATGGGTATTCAGGGCTTTGGAATCTAAATAGAGAAATCCTAAAGATTAACTATAAAATTTACACAGATGCTGTCAACGGATATCTTTGGCCTGATTTAACAAGTGAACAATTGTCCTGCAAATATGTAAGTGAAGCGGATGTGCTAAATGTTGTGTTGTTTAATAAACGTGCAAAATAGTGGCGTGAGGAAAATCCGGATCTGAAAGAAAAATGAGGGCTTGTGCAAATCTAAATGAGCTATTGGTCTTTGCGAATATGGAAAGCTATAATGCAGTTTTAATTGGTAAAAAGATTGATTGGAAAGAGCGAATGGTCGTGCTTAGAAAATTGACAAGAACCTAATTATTTTCTTTGGAGAATTTGAATACTGAAGGAATGAAAAAGTTGAAGGTTTTGGATAATGAAAAGTAAGGATGATCAAAATATTCATGAAGCTGAGCTATAGAAAAATCAGTACGGCAAATGTATCCATACTAAGAACATTTTGTGGTTGCTGTTTATTTTTATCATGGTGTACAATGTAGACAACCGCTGAATAAGCAGCTTAGAAAACTTAATGAATGATTATAATTATCTGCCGCATAGGCAGTTTGAATTTCATAAAAGATTATTTCCGTGTCAAATAAATTCCACTTAATAAATAATTATATTTGACATGGTTTTACTTAAGGGGTAAAATGAGAAAAGCAATAACAAAGAAATTAGTAGATTGCTGTTGATCAGAAATGGATGGTGTTAAATTATCTTTATTACTGTAAGGTATTGATGAATATTGCAAAAGAGAACGTATCTGTATTGCAGTAAAGATTCTGCAGGAAAGAATGTGGTGAGGGCTATGAAAGACGATATTGCCAGATCGGATTTAAAAACGATTCTTCATTCTAAACGGGCGAATCTGTATTATCTTGAAGAATACAATTAATCTTTGATTATTACGATAAATACGCGCAATTAATATTGTTTCGTCAAAAATTCGTCAAAAAGAGTATGTGCAGAAAATGCACTTTTTTTAATTTATCCGAATAATCGTTGTATATCCTCTTTCGCTTTAATTCGCATATCTTCTGTATACGACACATAAGTATTAAGCACGGTCTCTACGGAATCACCGAGCAGAGCGGCCACCGTTTTTACATCGGTTCCTGCGGCGATTAATTTTGTTGCGTAAGTATGCCGAAGACAATGGATGCCACGACCCGTGTAGTTTCGAACAATACGGGAGATACCGCAGCTACTTCGTCTTGTAAATAGCCGGCTGCCAAAATTTACTGGGTGGATCTGCAGGTATGTGGCTATCTCGTCAGCAAGAGACCGCGGAATTGGAATAGTACGATTGCTTCTGTGAGTTTTGCACGGCATGAATCCTGTTAAAACCCTGGGAGATTCGGGTTTGATTCTGCCCCACTGCTTATCGATCGTAATTTCAAGATTTTCAAGGTCTACGCAATCCCTTGTTAGCCCCAGCATTTCTCCGACGCGTGTACCAGTCTTAGCGCAGATTGCGATTTGTAAATAGCTGGCAAACTGTAACTCTTTTCTTGATCTTGCTAATAATGTCTTTAATTCAAAATCGGTTAATACGTTCAAACTATCCGCAGATCGAATGGTTATGCACTGCAGATCCTCGGCGGGATTGATCGCAATTATTTTATAGGTCTTTTGTGCAGCGTGAAATAGCGTTTTTAAAACTATAATAGTTTTATTTTTCGTCGTGTCTTTTTGTGTGATATTGTTTAGTGCATGCCGGAGATCGGCAAACGTGATATCCGTTATCTTTTTATCATAAAGCCCGTTCCGAAGAGATTTTATATCTGTTTTATAAGATACTTCGGTCCTGTACGCGAGATGCCTGTCTGCCGCATAGATATCTATAAATTCACCGAGCGTCAGGCTTAACAAATCTCTGTCCGTAGTTACTCCGGTCTTATCTATCAGCAGTTTTTTAGCTGTGTCTGACATCGCTTCCGCGCGCGACGAGAAACCGCCTTTACTTTTCTGCTTCCACCTGCCGTCCTGCTCATACGAGAGGACCAGCTGCCATGCAGGCTTGCTTTTCGTGCCGCGGTTCCGAACTAAGAAATTATAACGCATTAAAAAATCAGCTCCTTTGTTTGAATAGGGCTGATTATGATATAATTATAAAGTAATCAGCCCGAGGTGGGCATTACATTTTCCCGCTATCGTATGGCAGTACGGTAGCGGGATTTTTATGCTGCTATTTTTCTTTCACGTACGTAAAGTAGATCCACAATAAAATTAAAAATACTATAATACTACTCATTAGCAAACACTCCTTTTACAATCAACTTTCAAGCAAAGTGGCTTCCTGAATTAATTCTTGCACTATCTTCTCATTACATTCTTCAACAAGTGACTTCATCCGGAACAAATCAATAATTCCCCAGATCCCAAAACCGGCGCAAGTGATCCAGTATAAGATGTTCTTGATAGGCTGCCCAAGATAGAAATAGTGGATACCACACAAAATCCAGCAGATGTACGCCATAGACGTCTCTTTTTCTTTAGTATTGAGCTTACTCGTCACGTAGCTTTTCTGCGTCGGCGTCAGGTCCTTTAATAGTAATAACGTTGTTACTGTCATTTTAAAAGTCTCCTCTCTCATAAAAAATTATTGTATCTCGGACTGTCTTAGTACAGCTAACCCTAATACTTTTATGCTTTCGCAAGTATCTTCGGTAAAAAACATAGGTGCATATTTACTGTTAGCTGAAGCCAAAGACACCGTTTTACCCGATTTATAAAAACGTTTTAGACAGACTTTTTCATTATCTATTTCAACGCAAGCAATTTTCCCGTTTGGTACTTCCGGCATAGACTTTATAAAGACTATATCGCCGTCGTTGATGTTTGCGTCAATCATACTGTCGCCGCGAACGGTGATACAGAAGTCGACGTCATATTTATTATCTATATCATAATAAGGTGTGTCCTGGTTGAGATCTTCAAGCGGCTGTCCTGCTGCTGCATAGCCGAGCATAGGGACTTTTTTAAATTGTGGCCTGTGCGCGCCGGGTGGGATTGGCGTGTCTGAATCGTCGTAATCCAGTAGCCAGCGAGCAGTAGTGTTTAAAGCTTCGGCAAATGCCACTATCTTAGATTGCGTCAAATCATTCTCTCCACTTTCTATTTTAGCGATTGTCGATCGGGATTTATAACCTAATCGTGTAGCCAGTTCTTCTTGTGACATTCGCAGTTCTTCCCTGCGCAATCGTATCCTATCCCCTAATGTCATGTTTAAATCCTCCTAACAAAGATTATATTACTTTAGTTACGAAAAATCAACAAAAATTAAATTTCATAAAAAAATGTTGACTTTTCAGAAACAAAGGATTATACTGTGTTTGGTGATTAAAAATCACGCTAAAATATCAGAAAGGAGGAAACCCGGATGACGAATACCGCGGAGTTGGAAGGCGCGATTGCGAAATCTGGTAAATCAAAAAAAGAGATCGCAGCCGCACTCGCATTATCTGAAGCGGGACTCTGGAAGAAAATAACAAATCAATCAGAATTTAAAGCGACTGAAATTAAAAAGATTCAAAGTCTTCTATCTTTGTCCGCCGCTGAAAGAGACCTAATTTTTTTTGCACAATAGTGTGATTTTAAATCACTATATTAGTAAAAGTGAGGTGAATAAAAGAATGAAGATCGAATGCACTGTTGAAGAGTTTAAGAAACTCACAGAAAAAGAGCCCCGCGGCAACGGAGCTCTGAAGGTTCGTACAACTATGAATCTTCTTACTTGTAGTCGATTGATCCAACAGTACATGCAAGAACAGAATCGTAGCGAACAAACAAAAACGGGAGTTTGGTAAGTTCATTCCCGATTACAACAGTGGCGTTTTGCAGTAAAAAGAAAGGCTCGCTCCCGCATAGAACGTGCTTCTTTGGCTGCGTAGATTCGGACTTGCCGAAACACGCACGTAAAAAAGCTCTGGGTGCTTCTGTCTCAGGTGTCACTGGATCGTCGCTAAAAACAGGCGTACCGAAAATAGTACCAGTAGCCGTTAACAGAATTAATTGATTCTGAGTGAGATCTCCGGCCTGCGTAGTAACTGCTAATGCGCCCACTAAGGATCTAATATTCATCGCATTCACCCCCTCTCTAAAACAATTATAGAGAGGCGTGCGGAGTAAAGCAAAAAAAATCAAATCAATTTCTTCTCCTCGGTGAGCCTCTCGTAGACAACAAGCTGTTACTGTTATATCCATCGTGAACTGTGTTATGCTCGACAGCCATTAATCCGGGAGGTTCACCGAGGAGAAGAACAAAGAAAAGAAGGAGGTGATCAAAATGGAAATCGCGCTGTTATCAAAAGAAGAAGCACGGCGGCTGCTCAAAATTTCCCGGTCGACGTTTTGGCGGCTGGAGAAGAAAGATATCATCCGGCCGGTGCAATCGCTTCTGCCGACGAGGCGATACAGACTCGCCGACATTGAAAAACTGGTAATGCGATAAGGAGGATTCAACATGATTGACAAAGCAATGAATGCATTGTACGTATTGATTTTTATATCAATGATTATATCGGTTATTGAGGCTCTATCATGCTTAAATTTCTAACGGCTTTTACAGCAATCGTCCTTTTAGCCGGCTACGCAGTACAGCCGCCGGAAAAGACGGTGCCGTACAAAGTGACACTCCGAAGCGGAGAAAGCGTCTGGGATGCCTGCGCGAAAGTCGCAAGCAGTAGAGATGACGTTCAGAATGTGGTCTACAACACACTGAAAGAAAATCACATCAGCAACCCGGGCAATGTTCAGCCGGGGACTGAAATCATTATCAGAGTAAAGGAGATGAAGTAAAAATGGCATGTAGAGGAGACGTCGATACCGAAGATGTAAATATGGTGGCACAAGTGGCCCGCAGCGGGGAGTTCATACTATGTGGATATCTTAAAAACTTCGAACACAGCATGTCTAGTGATCAGAAAGAAAAAGTGATTGCAGCTATGGATTTCTTTGAAACGTTAGCTAATCACTTAGAGACATTAACGGTCGCTGTTGAAGACATGAATTACAGAGAGGAGATGCATGAATGCGGAGAAGACTATTAACTATTTTATTCACATTGTTAGCGCCCTTCGTGGCGCATGGGGAATGGCTCATCACGGAGTGCAGCGCTTATACACCGTACGATTGCGGGACTATTACCGCAACGGGCGAAACAGTCCATGTTGGCGGGGTAGCTTGTAACTTCCTGCCGTTCGGTACAGCCGTCGTTATTGACGGCGTGGAATACATCGTAAACGACCGCTGCGGCATAGATAATTGTATCGATATTTTCATGGAAAGTTATGAAGACGCTATTCAATTCGGAAGACAGTACAAGGAGGTTTATATAAAGAGATGAATCCGATTATGCAACCAATCATTAATAAATACGTTGTGCTGTATGTGGCGCACCCTTTCGGTGGAGATTTAGATAATGTCAGCCGTGCGGAGATCCATCTGTCAAGACTGCAAAAACTGTTGCCCCGGCATACCTTAGTGTCACCAATCCACAATTGGGGCTACCTGGATTATGAGATGGCGGATCAGGTAGCAGCAATCAGCGACTGCGTAAACTTGCTTCTCCGGTGTGATGCTCTCGTGTTAACGGGGCGGTGGGAAACCTCAGCGGGATGCCGGGCAGAGTATATTGCGGCAAAAGTAAAAGGCTTACCGATTTTCACTTTCGCCGGTAACGACCTGCAACGCATATAGAAAGGAGGTAATTACATTGTTTAAATGCACAGGATGCCCGCATTACGGATACTGCATACCCGACGATTGCGCGGACATGAAAAAGACCCATGAACAGCAGCCACTGGTCAAGGGTCAAAGAAGAAAAACTTCTGTCTCAAGGATACTACAAAGAAAGCGAAAAGACAATGGACTACAAAACTTTTATTGACTCAAAAAGCCGAATAACCGAAAGTCACGGGTTTGAAATATCCGCAGAAAATCTTCATCCTAACCTGTTTGATTTTCAACGGGATATCGTCCGATGGGCACTTGCTAAGGGCCGCGCCGCTATATTTGCTGACTGTGGGCTCGGAAAAACTCTGATGCAGCTTTCGTGGGCAGACGAAGTATCGCAGCACGAAGAAAAACCCGTTCTAATCTTAGCCCCTCTGGCAGTTTCTGCACAGACAGTGGCCGAAGGGCAGCGTTTCGGCATATCTGTTCAGCTTTGCGAAAAAGCAGAAGACGTAACCCCGGGAATTAATATTACGAACTATGAAAAGCTGGATCGCTTTGATACGTCAGTTTTTTCAGGAGTAGTGCTGGATGAGTCGTCTATTTTGAAATCGTTTACCGGCAAAGTCCGAAATCAACTAATCGAGTCGTTCAGCCGTACTCCATACCGTTTAGCATGCACAGCTACCCCCGCGCCAAACGATTTTATGGAACTTGGCAATCATTCTGAATTTTTAGGAATTATGTCACGGACGGAGATGTTGTCTATGTACTTCGTTCACGACAGCGGAGAAACGTCTAAGTGGCGGCTTAAAGGACATGCTGAAGCTAGCTTCTGGCGATGGATGGCCAGCTGGGCAGTCGTTCTGGATAACCCAGCAAATTTAGGCTATGAAGACGAAGGCTACACTCTCCCGGAGATTCACATGCACGAAATTATCGTTGGCGGCGATGCCCCGGTAACCGAAAAACTAACTCTGACGCAAAGGCGATCCGCTCGGAAAGAATCACTGCAAGACCGCTGCCAAGCGGCAGCGGAACTGGTCAATAACAGCACGGAGCAGTGGCTCGTATGGTGTGATCTCAACGCGGAATCGGAAGAACTTCACCGGGTATGCAATCTGTCACAGGAAGTAAAAGGCGCAGATAAAGGAGCGCATAAAATAAACGCTATGACAGGTTTTTCTGTGGGGCTGCTGAAATGTCTAATCACAAAGCCGAGCATCGCAGGTTTCGGGATGAACTGGCAAAACTGCCGCAATGTCATTTTTGTAGGGCTATCCGACAGCTATGAACAATTTTATCAAGCGGTAAGACGATGCTGGCGATTCGGGCAAAAGAAAGCGGTGGATGTGTACATCATCATCTCCGCGAAAGAAGGCTGTGTGAAAGAGAACATCGAACGCAAAGAAGCAGACAGCCGTAAAATGCGAGACGCCATGATTACACTGACAAAGCAGGCCGTCAAGGAAGAACTAAAAGCAACTTGTCGCGTTATGGCAAAATACGAGCCCAGCGTCGATATGATTTTACCAAAATGGGCAGAGATGGAGGTGGCGTAACCCTTGAAAGTAATTGATCAATATGTATCAAACAGAGTATCCCTGTACAACGGCGACTCTATAGAAATACTTAAGGGCTTGCCGGATCACTGCATACATTATGCAATATTTTCTCCGCCGTTCAGCAGCTTATATACGTATAGCAACAGCGACCGTGACCTGGGCAACAGCACGGGAGATGATCAGTTCTACCAGCATTTTCTTTTTCTAGTAAAAGAACTGGCACGGGTCATCATGCCGGGGCGGCTGGTCTCTGTACACTGTATGGACATCCCGAAAATGAAAAGCAGGGACGGCGTTATCGGGCTTAAAGATTTTCCCGGAGAGCTAATTCGGGAATTTGAAAATGCAGGCTTTATCTACCACAGCCGTGTCATCGTCTGGAAAGACCCATTGGTAGAGGCTACCCGGACAAAAGCACTGGGGCTTATGCACAAACAGCTGTGCAAGGACTCCGCGATGTGCCGAATGGGGCTGCCGGATTATGTATTGACTTTCCGACTACCGGGAGGCAATCCGGAACCGGTCAGCCATGAAAACGGGCTTAGCCGATTCTATGGCGATGATGAGCCGGAAGGTATAAAAGGTGCAAGGCCAGAACCGGACGCTGATCTGATGGCTAAAAAAGAAAAGTATAACACCGAACCTGTTTATAGCCACCAAGTATGGCGGCGGTATGCGTCTCCGGTGTGGATGGATATCCGGCAAAGCAATACGCTGAACCGGGCAGCCGCCAGAGATGAAAAAGATGAACGGCATATCTGTCCGCTACAGCTGGATTTAATAGCCCGATGTCTGGAACTCTGGACAAATCCGAACGACATCGTTTTAGACCCGTTTGCCGGTATCGGCAGTGTTCCCGTCGTAGCTTTACAGATGGGGCGCCGGACTATGGGCTTTGAATTAAAAGAATCTTATTTTAAGCAGGCAGTGCTTAACTGCCAGAAAGAGGAAAATCATGATAACAGTAACATTTGAAGGATCCGCAGCCGAAGTACTTAGCGAAATGCAGGTGTTTTTGAAAAATACAGCCGCCCCAAAAGGAAGTACTGTAGAAGTTACGCCGGAAAAGATAACTATTGCAAGTACTGCTGCTCCGCAGATCAGCAAGGTTAAAATACCTGATTCGGTACCTAAAGCAACTAAATCGCCCGCTGCCCCAGTACAGGCCCCCACTGTCCCAGTAGCCCCGGCTAAAGAATACACACAGGCCGAAATTCTTGCAGCTTGCGGACCGCTGATGGACGCTGGGAAAGTACCGGAACTGACACAGATTATTCAAGAGTTCGGAGTAGCTTCCATGATGGAAATTCCACAGGAAAAATACGGCGAATTGGCAGTTAAGCTCCGCGCGATGGGGGCTAAGTTATGACACAGCACGCCTTATTAAGCGCCTCAGGAGCGCATAAGTGGCTCGTGTGCACAGCATCAGCAAGGCTGGAGGCAGAGTTCCCCGACACAACTAGCGAATTCGCCCGCGAGGGAACGCTGGCACACTCGATCGCCGAACTGAAATTACGGCGGTATGCTATCGAGCCGATGAGCCCCGCCACATTTACCCGGCGGATGAATAAACTGAAAAAAGATCCTCTGTATCAAAAAGAAATGGATGGCTATACGGAGGAATATCTGGACTGCATTAAGCAGATCATGCTGGCTTATGACACAAAGCCCTACGTAGTAGCTGAGAAAAAAGTTGATTTCAGCCAGTTCGTTCCGAAAGGCTTCGGCACTGCCGACTGCCTAATCATGACACCAGACGCCTTGCATGTTGTGGATTTTAAATACGGTAAAGGCGTACCGGTAGACGCCAAAGATAACCCGCAGCTGAAGCTATACGCTCTGGGAGCTCTGTCCGAATACGGGCTGCTGTATCAGTTTAAAACAATCCACATTCACATCGTGCAGCCGCGGCTGAAAATCTTAGGAACAGATACATTCTCACGCGCTGCGCTCACGGAATGGGGTAATTCCGTAGTTAAACCAAAAGCAAAAGAGGCATTTGAGGGGCCAGGGGAATTTCATCCGGGCGAACACTGCCGTTTCTGCCGGGCAAGGGCTCAATGCAAAGCACGGTCCGAATATTACGCCGCTTTAACAGAAACTGCGAAAGCAAATGCCAATCCCGCGCTAATCACGATGGCGGAGCTGGGGGAATACCTCAAGAAAGCCGGGGCGCTCAAAAAATGGGCGGAAGATCTGCAGGCATACGCGCTCTCCAGCTGCCTTTCTGGTAAAACAGTACCGGGCTGGAAAGCCGTAGAAGGCCGCGGCAGCCGCGTATTCACGAGTACCGATGATGCGTTTAAAGTCCTCACGGACAACGGAATTGATGAATCGCTACTGTACAGTCGCGTACCGGCCACGCTGGCACAGACGGAGAAAATCGTAGGTAAAAAAGTATTTGAAACCCTACTTAGCAAATACGTAATTAAAAACCCCGGAAAGCCGACACTGGCACCGGAATCAGACAAACGAAAAGCAATCAGCAATGTAGTATCAGCAAAAGATGTATTTAAACCTGTAGGAGGTAATTAATCATGGAAAACACAAGTATTGTATTAAGAAATGTCAGACTCAGCTATGTACACATTTTAAAAGCCTATGCACGGGTACCCGGCGCTGAAGCGAAGTACCAAACAACAATTCTTGTACCGAAAACGGACATTGCGACAAAAGCGGAAATTGACCGTGCTATCGAGGCAGCTAAATCAAACGGAATTACCGGTAAATGGAACGGCGTAGCGCCGGCTATCGTTGCTACCCCGGTACATGACGGAGACGGCCTTACCCAAAACGGCGCCGAATACGGCCCTGAATGTAAAGGACACTGGGTATTCACTGCGTCAAGTGCCGCAGATAAGCCCGTAGAGGTAGTAGACGCTAATTTGAACCCCATCATTTCACCGACACAGATCTACAGCGGTATCTACGCTAATATCTCCGTTAATTTCTTCCCATATAACTTTCAAGGTAAAAAAGGCATTGGCTGCGGGCTCGGCCCCGTGCAGAAAGTTGCCGACGGCGAACCTTTAGGCGGACAGGCGCCGTCTGCTAAATCTGTATTTGCTGCGCAGCCTGCCGCCGTACAGAAAGTGAATCCATTAACCGGGCAGCCGATGTAAATAGTGGAGGCCCTTAACCGGGCCTCTTTCATTATTATCTGAAAGGCTCATTATGAAACACCTTAGTATAGACATTGAAACTTTTTCAGACGTAGATATTAAAAAATCTGGTCTGTTTAAATATTGTGAATCTCCAGTCTTTGAGTTACTGCTATTTGCCTACGCATACGACTTCGGAGATGTCCATGTCGTGGATCTGGCACAAGGAGAGAAAATCCCAGATTCTGTTATATCCGATCTGAATAATCCCGAGGTTATCAAACACGCATATAACGCGTCATTTGAAATCACAGGGCTCAACCGTTACGGATATGCTACTTCCCCGGAGCAGTGGCGCTGTACAATGCTTCACGGTTTATATCTTGGCTATCCGGCGGGGCTGGCTTTCTTAGGTGCTGCGTTAGGTATTCCCGAGGACAAACGGAAATTATCCACCGGCAAAGCACTTATCCGTTATTTCTGCGTACCTTGTAAACCGACAAAACGAAATGGGGGGCGAACCCGCAACTTACCGAAACACGATATAGATAAGTGGCATTTATTCAAAGAATACAACGCGCAGGATGTAGTTACCGAAATGGAAGATTACCGGCGGCTATCTGCCTACCCCGTACCGGGCTGGGTACAGGATGACTGGGTCATCGATTACGAACTAAATCGACGAGGCATTCAGCTTGACATGGATCTAGTTCGAGGAGCTCTGGCCATCGACGATCAACATAAGACAGAACTCGTGGAAAAAGCCATACAAATAACCGGACTTACCAATCCGAACAGTCGCAATCAGCTACTCACGTGGATTAACGATAACTCCGATCTGAAATTGGAAAAACTTACAAAAGAAACCGTGGCCGAGAGCCTGCAGATTGCAGAGGATCAAGTGGCCGAAGTACTGCATATCCGACGGGCTTTAGCAAAAAGCAGTATTTCTAAATATGAATCTATGAAGAATGCTGTGTGCGCTGACGGACGTATCCGCGGCGTGCTGCAGTTCTACGGGGCTAACCGAACAGGGCGTTGGGCAGGGCGGCTGGTACAAGTGCAGAATTTACCGCATGACGTGCCCGTGGCTATGGATACGGCCATCAGATTAGTTAAAAACGGAAATGCCCGCGGTGTCAAGCTTATGTACGGCCATATATCAACTTCTTTATCTCATTTGATCCGTGCGGCTTTTGTCGCTCCGGAGGGGAGCCTGCTCTGTGTATCGGACTTCTCAGCCATCGAGGCGCGCGTACTGTCATGGCTCGCTGATGAGAAATGGCGGCAGGATGTTTTCGCAAAAGGCGGAGATATCTATTGCGCTTCTGCGTCCAGCATGTTCGGCGTACCCGTCGAAAAACACGGAATCAACGGACACCTGCGGCAGAAAGGAAAAGTGGCAGAACTAGCGCTGGGTTATCAAGGGGGGCCTCCGGCGCTTATTACAATGGGCGCTCTGAAGCAGGGACTTACGGAAGACGAACTGCCGGATATTGTCCATCGATGGCGCGGGGCTAATCCGCGCATCTGCGGCCTCTGGTATGACGTAGACGGTGCGGCACTTTCTGTCATGTCCGACGCTCGCCCGGTAGGTCTTCCGCACGGGATACTTATTTCGCGAGAATGTAATCTCTTATACGGGTATGACTACTTGACGATACAGCTGCCAAGCGGGCGAAAACTATATTACCCGCAGCCTTATATTAACGAAAATCAATTTGGTAAGCCTGCATTACATTACCGAGTACAGGCAGGAATCAAGTGGAGCCACACATCAACCTATGGCGGTAAGCTAGTAGAGAACATTACGCAAGCAATCGCGCGGGACTGTTTAGCGCTGGCAATCAACCGACTCGTAAAAGCCGGATACAAACCGCTTATGCATATTCATGATGAAGTGGTACTCGAAGTACCGAAAGATAAGATTCATGAAGATGAAATAGATAGGATTAACCAAATTATGTGTGCACCGATACCGTGGGCGCCGGGGCTGCTGCTTAACGCTGACGGCTTCATAAGCCCGTACTATACAAAAGACTGAAAGGGGGGGGGAGTACTTGAATTACGACAGAAAACTGACTATCAGCATCGGAAACAGCCGCATGTCTAAACAATGGACAGCGGCAGAGTGCATGTGGTCGGAATTTATCGAAAAGCTACGCACACCGCAGCGAACAGCCGAGCTATACGAAGAATATCTCCGGATGGGCAAAGCACAGCAAGGGGCGCTGAAAGATATAGGTGGTTTTGTAGGGGGCGCATTAAAAGGACCGCAGCGTAAAGCATCGGCAATTACCGGTCGTGATCTGGTTACATTAGATCTGGACAACATCGCAACCGGAGAAACGGATAACGTTATCCGCCGGGTAAACAGCTTAGGAATCGGATATGCCATTTATTCTACACGGTCTCATGCGCCTTACCGTCCACGACTCCGGGTAATTATACCGCTGGATAGGACAGTAACCGCTGATGAGTATGAACCTATCGCACGGAAACTGGCCAGCTTGATCGGAATAGAACTTTGCGATCCGACGACCTTTGAAGCATCACGGCTTATGTACTGGCCCGGATGCAGCAAGGACAGCGAATACGTATTTGATTATGCTGACGCGCCATTTGTCAGTTCTGATGGAATTTTAGGGCAGTACGAGGACTGGCATGACGTAAGAACATGGCCGCAGGTACCGGGGAAAGAACTGAAAGCAAAGATACTGCTATCTAAGCAGGCAGACCCGACAAAGAAACAGGGAATCGTCGGCTCATTTTGCCGTACGTACGATATCCGAGGCGCCATACAAGCCTATATTCCGAACGCATACACAGAAACAGACCATACCGACAGATTGACATATACCGGTGGTGCAACCGTAGCCGGGGCAGTGTTGTACGACGATGATAAATTCTTGTACAGCCACCACGCAACGGATCCATGCAGCGGGCAGCTGGTTAATGCCTTTGACCTTATCCGCATCCATAAGTTCAGCGGCAATGACGATAACGTCAAAGAAAACACGCCAATTAGTCAAATCCCGTCGTATCGGGCGATGAAGAAGCTGGCTATGCAAGACAGCGCTGTCATGACTGACCTGAACATGACTGCTGCAGTTCATGCGTCAGATGTGTTTTCCTCAAACACCGGCAAAAGTGATCAAAAACCAGCTGAGGGCGTCAACTGGATGCAAGAGGCGAAACTGGCGTATGACGACAACACCGGACGGCCGAAAAAGACGATGGATAATATTATCCGAATTTTAAACCACGACCCGGAACTGGCAGGGAAAATCGCCATCGATGAGTTCTCTACCCGGGGGCTGGCGCTGGACAGCTTGCCGTGGAATACCTGCGACCTGAAACGACAGTGGACAGACACGGACGACGCGGGGATCGCATGGTATCTGGAGGATAGATATGGTATTACGGGACGCGACAAAATCAGCGGAGCCCTTATGCTCGTATCAGAGCAGCAACGGTTTAACGATGTCAAGGATTATCTTCTTAGCGTGTCCTGGGATGGTGCTTATCGACTTGATACGGCCTTCCATGACTACTTAGGCAGTAAAGATACTCCGTACACCCGCGGGGCGGCCAGAAAGTCATTTACGGCAGCCGTAGCACGTGTTATGACGCCCGGGTGTAAGTATGACTACGTTCCGGTATTTATCGGGCCACAGGGGATAGGAAAAACCACATTCCTACGGACAATTGGAAAAGGCTGGCACAGCGACAGCCTGCAAAGTTTCCACGGAAAAGAAGCGGCAGAACTTATACAAGGTATATGGATCAATGAAATCGGAGAAATGACAGGATACAGCAAATCAGGAGATAACGAAATCAAGCAATTTCTTTCCCGCTGCGATGATGTATACCGACAGCCATATGGCAGGCACACAGGAAGATATCCTCGAAAAGGTGTATTCTTCGGAACGTGCAACGATTATGATTTTCTGAAAGACCCTACCGGGAGCCGTCGTTTCTGGCCGATTGATGTAGGCGTCGAACCAGTAACGAAAAGCATATGGCAGGACCTACCAGATGAAGTAGACCAGCTATGGGCAGAAGCCGTAATGCGGTGGAAACAGCATGAACCGATATACTTTGAAGATCCAGCTATAGAAGCAATGGCTAAACAAGAACAAGACAGACACCGCGAAGACAGCGCAAAAGACGGACTGATTCAGGACTTTCTAGACCGGTTAATTCCGATAGAATATGATTCCATGTCGCTGGCAGCCCGGAGGATGTACTGGTCCGGCAACGCCACGGGGATCACTGGCACAAAGCTGCGAGATAAGACTTGCGCGCTGGAGATCTGGTGCGAGTGCCTCGGCGGCGAGCCCCGCAGCATGAAACGGGCGGACGCCCGGGAAATCAATCAAGTGTTATGCCAACTTCCGGAATGGAAGAGAAATGTATCCCGGAGGCGTTATAGCTATTGTGGAACACAGCGAGGCTTTGAAAGGATATTTATTCAGAATAGTAAATAAATATCCTTAATAATCCGTTAATGTGTCGTGAACATTCAATGTGCACAATCAAGGCCGTATTGAGAATAAAACACAGCCTATTTGAGAACCAAAGAGGGTTTTAAGAAATGCCAAAGAGAATTTTAATCATTAGGTCATGCCTAAAACGTGAACATTAAAAAAGTTTGTTCACGCCTAAAGTTCACGGCAGTTAAACGACTATATCTATCTAAACTACCTAACGTGAACAACGTGAACATAGTTATGAAGAGTTTAGAAAAACAAGGAGTATTGAACAAGGTGTACGGTAATTGTGTCTTACGCGCCAGAAATAAAAATAAAATGTTGACCCCTGTGCGCGTGCGAATAAAAGTTTTATGTACATATATAGGCGAATACAAAAAGTATTTTCATGCAAGGAGGGTAAATCATGCAAGTAGTTAAACACTCGGAAAGAGATGCCGAAAAGTTATTAGTTAGCAAGATTAAAAAACTTGGCGGCAGGGCCTATAAATTTACGTCACCCGGCAGCGCCGGGGTACCCGACAGGATTATCATTCTCCCGGGAGGGTACGTAGAATTTGTAGAAATGAAATCTGAAACCGGGATGCTTAGCATTCTTCAGAAGATATGCATATCTCACTTACGGGCATTGGGGTGCCATGTTGAAGTGCTATACGGAGTGAAAGACGTAGACACTTATGTAACTCGCGTGAAGAAAATGATAAAAAACGGAGGCGCAGTATGAATTTTGTGCCGCATCAGTACCAGCAGTACTGCATGAATCGAATTGTGCAAGATCCAGCTGTCGGGCTATTTCTTGATATGGGTCTTGGAAAAACGATTATCACGTTGTCCGCGATTAACGAATTAAAGTACGGGCGGTTTCAGGTAAAGAAGGTATTGATTATAGCCCCGAAAAAGGTAGCCGAGGCAACGTGGCAGCGCGAGGCGGCAAAATGGGACAACGTAAGCCATTTAAGGATTTCCACTGTACTCGGCAGCACATCTAAACGTATTCGGGCATTACATACGCCGGCGGATGTTTATATTATTAATCGGGAAAATGTGGTGTGGCTGGTGGATTACTATAAAAACGACTGGCCTTTTGACATGGTGGTAGCCGATGAAATGAGTAGCTTCAAAAACCATCGTGCAAAGCGATTTAAGGCCTTAGCGGCTATCAGGAGTCATATTACTCGTTTGGTGGGCTTGACAGGCACTCCTAGCCCGAATGGGTTATCAGATTTATGGAGTCAGGTGTATCTTTTGGATCAAGGTGAACGATTGGGTAAATATTTTACACATTTCCGGGAACGATACTTTGAGCCCGGGCGGCGGTGCCGCGAAGTGGTGTACTCATACGATCCGAAAGAAGGAGCCGAAAAAGCAATTATGGATGCCATTTCCGATATCTGTGTGTCGATGAAGTCAGAAGATTATCTAGAGTTGCCGGAAATTGTTTATCACGATGTTCCGGTAGCCCTTAGCGCCAAAGCACAAAGAGATTATAACGAGCTGGAGAAAAAAATGGTTTTAGATTTAGGCGATGACCACGTACTTGATGTTACCAGTGCGGCAGCACTGTCCAATAAACTGCAGCAGCTGGCTAATGGAGCTGTGTACACAGACGATGGCGGATGGCAAGAGATTCATAATGATAAGATAGAGGCCTTTATGGAGTTGATAGAACAGCTTAACGGGAAGCATGCGATCGTGTTTTATAACTTCCGGCATGACTTAGATCGGTTAATAGTCGCCTTGCAGAAAACTAATTTACACGTACGTCAATTACAGACGTCAGTGGATGAGTTGGACTGGAACGCGGGCAAGGTGGATGTCCTATTAGCCCATCCGGCCAGTACTGCTTATGGTTTAAATCTTCAGGACGGTGGGAACCATGTTATTTGGTTTGGGCTAAATTGGTCTCTGGAATTATATCAGCAGGCTAATAAGCGATTACATAGGCAAGGTCAAAAAAATAGAGTCATTGTTCATCAGTTGATCTGTGAGGGTACTCGTGATGAGGATTTGGCTAGGGCGTTACTCATGAAAGATACGGCGCAGCAGTACGTAATGGATAGTTTGAAAGCCAGAGTAGATAAGTATAGGAGGCAACAATGACAGAGATTTTAATTTTCGTAATTGGCGCGTGGATTGGCGCTATCGTCGGTGTCGTAACAGTAGCGTTGTGCATAGCAGCAAGCAGGAGGAGAAATGACGGTTAAAGAGTTTTTACGGTCAGTCAGAGAACAGGACCGTTTGCTGCGTGCATACGAGCAGGAATTAGAAGACCTGAGGCACAGAGCGTATAACATCTCAAGTCCGAAACTGGGGGATAAGATACAATCAAACCATTTAGCTACACTTGATGAGATCGTCGATAAACTGGACTCACAGATTGAAAAAGTAAATGCTGCTTGGGATGAGCTGATTGACAAGAGAGATCAGGCTAAAGCACTGATTGACAAAGTAGAAGACGAGAGTATCCGTTGTGTGCTGTATCGGTATTACATACTGGGGCAAACGTGGGAGTTAATAGCCGTGGATATGGGGTATGCTATAAGGCACGTGTACAGGTTGCATGGAACAGGATTACAATTTTTAGAAAAGATGTCACTAAATGTCATTAAATGTCACTATGAAGTGTGATATTATGGTAAAGGGAAATTTAAGGATGAACCTCCTTTCCGCAAAAAGCACATGTCACTCCCCGGCATGTGCTTTTTGTTTACCCTTTTTAACATCTCAATCGGTGAACAATGGGGGTATGTTTCGGAATTTCACGGCTCGGGACCGCAATTCGGCGGGTCCTTTTTAATTTTTCTCAACAGATGCATTTTAATAGACAGGTGTATATCAAATGACGAACACAGCACGAAACAGGGCAATCAAAAAACTAAACAACTACATCTGGACACTGCAGCATAGGTGCGACACGATCAACAAAGTTAATGAGAATCTCATTATGCAGTATTGCCGGTTTACTGTTTTAGCTGAAGAAATATCTCAGGAATTAACTGCTAACTTAGACAAAATGGATGCGGCTAATGTTGAGGCGCATCTGCGGCGATATGAACAATTTAACAAAACAGCGCTGGGGATTTATAAAGCGCTGAAGTTCGACAAAATAAAGGATGAAGAGGCCGATAACGGGAATCCATTTACGCGCATGTTGACCGAATCACAAAAAGATGGCGATTTTTAAACGCTGCAATACGTGTCATCAGCTTTACGACGGGTACAGATGCCCTACGTGTACCCGCAAATTTGCTAAAAAATATCAAACTGAGAACACTGCAAAAAAAGTATATGCGTCCCGTTTGTGGCAGAAATGCCGCAAAAACGTGCGTATAAAATACATGGATTATGATATTTGGTTGCTCGGAATCGGCGTTTTACAGCGGTTAAATAATCCTATTATCCATCACATCAAAGAGCGGGATGAAAGACCAGATTTACTGTTTACTTTGGATAATCTGATTACTGTATCTGAAAAAAGCCACGGAGAAATACACGCATTGTATAGAGCTGGCGGGGTGAAAAAAGAATATGCGCTACAAAGGATGGCAAGTGGTATAACAGAATTTGAAAAGAGGTTTGGCGATGGTTGAAGATGAAATTAAGCTGCTGAAAGTACCGGCAGAACTTAACGAATTTATCGGAGACTATTACAAAGCTCTGGTAAAACGGGCAGATAATGAGCTGGTAGGAGAGTCGGAATATCGATGTTTTAAGCGGTTTCTGGATCTGTACAATTCGGGAAAATACAAATTCGCATTTAACGCAATGCGCAGGATGTTCCAGTTTATAAATTTACTGATTTATGTAGACGAAGACGGTAAAGCTAAACGCTTGAGTCTGTACCCTGTTCAAAAGTTTATTATGTGCGGGATCTTTGGGCTGAGATATCCTGATGGCCGGTACTTGGTTAATACGGCGAAACTGTATATGGCGCGCCGTAACGGGAAAAGCTTTCTATTGTCTGCAGTACTACATTATCTAATGGGAATGAGCAAATTCCGGAATGAACTGATTGTACTCGCGTCATGTAAAGGGCAGAATGCGACTATCTGTTTTAAAGAATTTTGTAAATTTATTGATAATGATCGCCGCTTGAAGGAGGTTTTCGATAATGTAAACAAAACCGCGTGCTGGGCAAAGCACAAAAACACCGGGAACTATTTAGAAATGTTCCGGACAGGTGGGAGTGCGAAGAACTCATTGGATGGGTACACGAACAAAGTAGCTGTTATCGACGAAGAAATGCTCTGCGATGAAATCATCACTAAAACAATTCAAGATGGGCAGGCGCATTTTAAAGACGCATTACTTGTCGCGATGTCCACAGCACAGTTTGAAATCGGCGGAGACAATCATAAAAGTTGGTTGACTTTGAGAAAGATGTTGTACGAAGATCTTTTACCGGATAATGTTTTCTTGTTTTTAGCAGAGCCCGACGCGGCGGACATTCAGGGCAAAGACTATGCGAATATCAAGTTGTGGGGCAAAGCGAATCCGGTACTGTTGTTTGAACAAGACGGATTTACCGTTAAAGACCATATCCGGAAAAAATATCTGCAGAAAGCGAAAGAAGCGGTAGCTAAGAAAGGGTTTACGCTGCAGTCGTTCGTGACGAAGCAGTGTAACACTTGGTACTCGGCCGAAGATAAACAGGTTTGTACATACGACCAATTGATAGCTTGCGGAACAGATACTACTTTTGAAGACCTGATACGGGCAGGATATAAAGACTGGTACTTAGGAATTGACGCATCGCAAACTGTAGATTTAACGTCGGTAGATTGGCTGACGTATTACGGTGTAGATCAAACAGGGGCGATGGTAGAGAAGGATGCCCCCGTGGCCGGATATAGATTGTTTATACACAGTGTGTCATGGATGCCGGAAAAGAAATTGCAAGATCACGTAACGTCGGATAAGTTTTGTTATCGAGACTACCTTGATACAGAACTTTTTTTATGTTCCGGCGCAGGCGGCGAGAACATCGATACGGTACAGGTTTTTGAATACGTAGACAAAATAAGAACGGATCACGATTTACATTACGTAACGATAGCAGCGGATCCGTATAATATCGCAGGGATACAAGACCGCTTGTCGGAGATCTGTGATACGTTCATACTACAAAACCAGAGCCCGAAAGCGTTAAGTCAGTACATCGAGGCGTTGTCGCAGCACTTTAAAGACGGGGTTATCGCGTATGCTAAGGGGCGAGAAGATATATTTTTAAAAGCCGTTACGAACTCTTTATTAGTGAGGAACAGTACCGGATTTTATTCTATCGAAAAAATCACTCTTCGCGCGGACAGCAATATTCGAATAGATCCGCTAGACGCGGCGCTGACTGGATTTATTGCGTGCTATATTGATTTTAACCGGCGTACTCCGTCCGGTGACGAGCTGGTAGATGATTGGTTCGACATGATGAAAGGCAGGTGAGTACATGATTACAACGGAAGAACTAAAAGACTATCTACATATCCCGTACAACGACGATGACGCTTTTATCCGGCGGATTATTGATACGGGCTACGGCTACTTGGAAGATGCAATTGATGATTACAAAGCGCTGTACAAAGCGAATGAGCGATTTCGAAATAAAGCCGATTTGTGGGTGATGACTCAATGGGGCCCGCACATGTACGACCAGCGAGAAGGCATGTCAAGCATTGCAGATGCAGGTCTGAACTATGGAGCGCGGGCGATGCTTACGCAATTACAATTTTATCGATTGGAGGAAAAGTGATATGGATTTGAGAATTAATGGTGCTATCGAAGCCACGGCGGATGTAGTTAAAGCGTTAAATGAGACTACGGAGGATGTTACGCTGGTGATTAACTCTCCTGGGGGCAGCGTACTTGAAGGGCTGCAGGTAGTTAATGCAATCAGGAACTGCAAGCGGAAAGTAACGGCTAAAGTAGAAGTTATGGCGTGTTCGATGGGCGGGGTTATCGCATTGGCTTGCCAGCAGGTGGTTATGCATAAAGACGACCTGCTCATGCTACACAACTGCATGTCTTATGCAGAGGGTAATAAAGAGGATTTGGCGAATGTAATTGAGTCCATGAAAGCTATCGATGCAGTCTTGCACAGCATCGTAACGGAGCATGTTAAAGATAAGACGTTGGACGCCCGGATCGATAATGGCGAGGTGTGGCTTACCGGGGAACAGGCAGCAGAGATGTTTGATCACGTTGTCATTGAAGACGCCGCTAAAAAGCTTGATATGGTAGCCGTGGCGGGTTTTGCGGGGGTAATACACAAATTGCAGGATTTTGAAGCTGAAAAAAAAGAAGCCGAGCGCAAAGCAAATTATAAAGTACCCGAAGATTTACAAGATTTGCTTGACACTGCAGATAAACTGGAGTAACAGCCATGTTGGATAAATTTAAAGCTTTTTTCCGTGGCGGTGTATACGAAAACACGAAAAAGAATTTCTATCCTATCGGTATAGGCCAACGCGTTGCGGTCGCGGCTGGTGGGGATACTATTTTCGCTACATGCATTGAGATTCTTGCTAAAAACATTGGGCAGATCCAATGGGGTCTGTATGACCCAGGCGGGAATAGTCCTGCAGTTTTCGGTCCGCGTTACGAACGGGCGCTTAACGTAGAGCCGTACAACGGCATAAACGCCTATGAGTTTTGGCGTTGGATAGAAGTACAGCGAAATGCTTACGGAAACGCCTATGCGTACATTCAGTGCGGTAAATCGGGTGTAATAGAAAAGTTAATTCCGTTGGACGCGGCAAGTATTAAAGTGTATTGGGATAACGCGGACATACTGCAAGGACAGCGGAAGATGGTATATGAGTACTATGATACACAATCCGGGCACCGCTTTACTATTTTACCTGAAGAAATTTTGCATTTTAAAGCTTTTAGTATTAACGGACTTGTTGGTCGAAGAGCTATTGATGTGCTGATGAATGCGCTAAAAGGGTCGGCGGAATCGGAAAGCGCAATGCGCAGTGCCGTGATAAACGGTTTTTCCGGGACAATTGTGTTGTCATATACATCTGATTTGAGCGCGTCAAAGCAGAAAGAACTGCAAAATCAAGTTCGAGAGCTTCTGTCGGACAGCAATAATACGATATTGCCGTTGCCAGCGGGAATGACAGCGACGAATATTGCGAATGCGATTAAAGATTACTATGAATCGTTGCAGCAGACTTCCGCACAAAAGATTTCGTCATTCTTCGGCATACCGCTTGCAATGCTTAATGTGGGTGGCGGCGCTGGGATGGCTACGTTTTCAACTAATCAAATGGCGCAGTTTTTTAATCAAACGATGATCCCGATTATTACACAGTACGCGGCAGAGTTTCGGCTCAAGCTACTTGATAGGGCAGACCAAACGAAAGGATATCGATTCCTTAGTGCTGGTGATGTCTTTGATACATTGGACGCTCAGAGTAAAGCAAGCGTTCTCGCGGCTTACACTGGAGCAGGAATATTGACACCTAATGAGGCCAGACGGTCTCTGAGATATCCAGCGGTAGACGCACCCGGAGCAGATATGCTCACGCAGCGCGGCGGGACAGGGGCTTTAGGAGACAGCGGCGGTGACGAAGGTGGAAATCCCAGAAGAAAGGAGGGAGGGTAATGATTTTTGATAATTTCGAAAGCATAGAAATCAGCGGAAAGACATATCACTTAAAGCTGACTAATAAAGGCGTTTACGAAGCTGAGACAAAGTTAAGGCATGAGTCATTGATGAGATTTTTACAGTCAGTCAAAGAGCAGGCAGCTCCCCTGCATGACGTGTTTGTGCTGTTTACACAGGCGCTTATTGACGGCAATGACGGCATGACACGTGAAGATGCGGAGAGCTTGTATTATGAAGCAATACCGCAGTATTCACCTGCATTACTGATGGCTTACGCATTATCGGCACTGATTAAATCAGGCACGGTGGCTGATCCAAAAAAAGTCGAGGCGGCATTGCCGAAGCTGGAACAGATGAAGGCACTGATGAAAAAAGCAGGCAAAGCGTAAGGCCGGCGGGATACCGAACGTTTCGGGATATGCTGGAAGTGCTTGAAGTTATTGCACTCGGTGAGCTCAATCTGACTCCAGAGCAATTCGGAAAGTATACTGTTTCGGAAATCGACGCGATGTTTGATGGGTATTTACGGCGCTATGACGCGCTAGAGGATTTAATGATTATTAACTGCGCGTTACCAACGTACAGGGGTGCTTATGGCCGAAAAGCGCCTACGTATAAGAAGTTGACGAAACACAGGCGAAAACGAAATGGGCCCGTTCCGAAAATGGATGAGAGCGAAGCAGCATATTGGCGCAGTATTTTGTAAGAAAGAGGTGGTTAAATGCTGAAAAGCATAGCGATGAAGCGTGATATCGATGCGCTGAAAGATGAAATTAAGGCTTTTATCGAAAAGAAAGAATCAGTACCTCCGGAAAAGCAGAAAGAATTGGAAGATAAGATTAATGCTTATGGAGAACAAAAAAAATTGGAAGCCGAAGCAAAAAAGAAAAGTTATTCAAAAGGAGAAGACAAAATGGACAAAAAAAGGTTTAATGCAGCACTTAAAAATTTCTTGTTGGGGCGCGCGGTGACCGATACCGAATACGCGACCTATTTTGAAGACAAAGCGGCAGGTCAGAATGGCGCGGTTGCCGCCGATGGGGGCGTCCTTGTTCCTGAGGAGCTGCTGTCTCTGCGGGAAAACAATGGGATCGGCGTAGATCTTCGTGCTATCACGACAGCTATCCCGGTAACAACTCGTGCGGGAACAGTACCGTGTATCGATTATGGGCAGGATGTCGAACTGACTGATTTCGAAGAAAATACCGAGATTGCGCAGAAGAAAGGCGTATTTACCAGCGTTAAATATACGCTGGCGTCTAAAGGCGCTATTATTCCGGTATCCCGCGAATTACTGCTGGATGCTAACTCTGACGTATTGGCAATTATCGGGAAGCTTTTCAATCGAGTGTATGGTACTACAGTAAATAAGGACATCTGTGCTAAAGTACTTGCCGCGGCGAAAGAAACTAAGATTGCCGCTATGAATACCGTGGTCACTGTCGATGCGGTTAAAAAAGCTATAATTGAACTCCCGTTGGATGCGGGATCTGGAGCTACTGTTGTTATGAATCAGGCTACGTGGGCGGGCCTTGCACTTGCGAAGGATAAGCAGGACAGATACCTGCTTTCCCGCGACGCTAATAATGCGGCGGTAAAAGAGATCGAGGGTCGTCCGATTATTGTTGTAGAAGGAAGCAATCTTGCGGATGATACTATTCTTGTCGGCGATTTCTCCGCTCTGTATCATATTGCGTATCCGTCTCTCGAAGTCGCATCTTCTGAAGAAGCGGGATTTACTAAAAACTCCGTTCTGGTCCGCGCGGTGTGCCGCTTCACAGATATCTCTGTTTACGACAAAGCCTTTGTAAAGCTTACTAAGACGCCGTAAGGGGTGCTTTGTGTTTAAGCGAAACCCGGGCCGGTTTTGTCATCGGATTACGCTGCTTAAGCCGTCCGCACCGGTCCGTGACGAACTGGGCGGCTTAAGCGAAACTACGTACGTTCCGGCGGTTACGTTGTCTGCTATGTGCGAACAGCGTAACCAGAGCCGGCAGCAGATCGTAGGTGATTACGTCACTGTGGACACCCGGTATTTTGTTGTCCGGGATATCCGTGGCATGAATGCGGTAAAAGGGCTGGATACGTCGTGGAGATTGTCATATAGGGATTTTATCTATCTCATTAATGACATACTGCTGCTTGACGAAAGTCGGCCGTATTTCCTGCAGATTACGGCGACGGCTATTAACAGCGGGGGTGGCTTGATATGAAGTATAAATCTCCGTTTTATCCGGTAACGAAAGCGTTTTATGCGGTGACAAAAGACAGTCCGATAGGTTTGGATTGGTTTGACAGCGCGGTGCCGATTACTGAAGTAGAGGAGTATTTCAAGAAGCAGAAAGAGTTTGCTTACGGCATCTTAGGCGCCAGTGACGCGGATTGTACGGCTACGGCGCCGGGTATGGCGTCTTGGAATATGTCGCTGCAGCTGGAGGTCTACAGTAACTACAAAGGCCGTAAAGTCATTGCGGAGAAGCTTGAAGCGCTGCTGAACTATCTAAGCGGCGACGCAGGCTGGAGTGCCCTGCAAAAAGAGCTTTATACGGACGGATACCAGCTTATCAGTATCAAAGTAGGCTCCCTGCGGACGAATCTACCGGTATATGGCGACACCGGCGTGTGGCAAAACGGCGGCACTACTCTTATTTTTAGAATTGATCAAATAGCATGAGGTGAAAAATGGCTGTAACTATCGCAAAAGAAAAATACCCCGCATTTACCGGGGAAGTCGGAGTTTCCGGCAAACGAATTATCTTGTACATCAATTATGGTACGGGAGCGTCCGAAGCAAGCCCGAAATGGATTAAATTGGGCGGATTGACGTCAAATACGCATTCCGTGTCCGCGGAAGTCAAAACCGCACAAACGAAGGATACCGGTTATTGGTCTGACGGTGTTGTGACTTCGAAGACTCACGAGCTGGATGCGGAAGTTGTTATGCGTAGAGATAACGAAGCGCAGAAGGTTATCGAAGAGTTCCTGTACGATGACGCAATTACCGCCGAAAAGGGTGCACTGCAGTTTGCCATTGTTGACTTGGATACTAAAGAATACATTGTCGGTAAGTACGTACCGACATCTTGGGAAAAGACGGCAGACGGGGAAGACGTCGTGTCTTACTCACTGAAAGCGACAGGAGTCGGCGCTCCGGTCAAGAAAACAGGTTTTGTAGAGCCCACGGCTGCGCCCGGGCATTAATTTAAAGGAGTGGTAGAGCGGTTTGTTGAGTAAACCGCTCTATTATTTTTATCATGACGCTTGAAGAACTGCAGGAAAAAATAGAAGACTATACTCGAAAAGGGTTTATTACGGATGTTGCCGCGGCGTGTAAGCATGCAAATTATGCAACAACGGATTATATAAAAAGAACGTATCCGAAAACTGCTTTTTCCGGTAAAAATCTTATAACCGCGCCAGATGGTACGTCGGAGATTATTCCGAGCCACTATGCTGTCGAAGTTGATAACGTAACGGCTACCATTTATGCTAATTATTTCGCGCGGTGGTACAATACCGGGGCGCATGGCGGATACATCCGGGGAAGAGGCCCGAGGCAGGGCATGAAAGCTACCAAATATCCAGCTCGAGGGGATTATTTTGGTCGGAATAAAGCAGCCATAGAAACTTATTTTGCAAGTCAGGTAGATGCGTATTTAGAGACGCATATTAAATTATAAATTATAAATTATAAATTATAAATTTGAAATCAACAGTGCCTTAACCGGCGCTTTTTAAATAAAAGGAAGTGCTTGAATGGCAGACGCGAAGATCGTTATAAAGACAGCTACTGACGACGACGGGCTGAAAAGATTAAAAGCGGCGTTCGCAGAAGGCTCGCAGAAAGCAGCAGAACTCAAACAGCAACTCAAAGATCTAAATAAGACGACTCGCAACGGCACAAAAGCGACGACTGAACAGAGGCAAGCATTAAAAGATCTCAGGATGGCGCTGCACAGTCAAAAAGAAGCGAACGCTGCATACTCGCGTGCTATTAAAGATACTACAAAAAGTATAGAAGCCGCCAGTCAGAAGTCGAAAGAGGCTGCGGGGGGATTTAAGCAATTACTTTCGTCGTTCCGCGGCGGGTCTACAGCGACTACAGCATTCTCTGTCGCGCTCGGCAACGCATTAGTTAGTGCGCTATCAGCGGTTGTCGATATAGCGAAAGACGCGGCCACGTATATAGTAAGTGTCGACTTGGCTGCGCAGCAAACGACGGCGCAGCTGGGCGCTATAAAAAATAACATAAACAGCGGAAAAGAGACATATCGCATATTTAATGATCTCGAGCGCGACTTGAATTACGACTCAGCGGCTGTACAAGAAATGGGCATACAGCTCCTCGCAATGGGCTATACGGCACAAGAGTCGGCGGATATGATCCGTCTATGTGCTGATGCGGCCGCGGGGCTCGGTAAGAAGCAAGAAGGTGCAGAAATGCTTGTTACTACACTTGCGCGCATTAAAGCTACCGGGGACGCCAGCAGCAGGCAGATTATCGCACTGCAAATGGCAGGCATTAATCTTGACGACGTGTTTAAGTCAGTAGGAATGACCGGCGAAGAAGCGATGGAAGCGTTGGATGACGGAACGCTGGACGCGCAAGACGCTATTCAAGCGCTAACAGATTATCTGCATCAGTTCGATGGATCGATGGCTAAATCTAAGCAGAATATTACTGACCAATGGGGCGACGTCACCGGAAATATTAACGCGGCATGCGGCGAAATCGGGGCGGCTATACTCGATGCATTTCAGCAGTCTGGGATAGTGCAAGAGCTCATTGATATCACACAGGATCTGGTAGATTTTATTCGCGGGGACGGCATTGGAGTCTTCACACTTTTAGGTAATGTGGCCGGCGTTGTTCTGTGGGGAATCGATGCAGTGCTATCGGTGATAAAGACGGCGATAGAAGCCATTTATGTCATTATATTTAACCTGGCTATGGGCTTTAGAGAGACTGGAGCGGAGATTGTTGACTCAATGCGGCCCGTTATTGATGTTCTTGCTGAAATATACGACTTTGCGAAGCAGGTCTTATCAATTCTCGGTAAAATTGCCAGTGCGGCAGCATCCGGCATCCACCGTCAGTATGAAATAGCTGCAGCAGGCGGCGTTAATAACGATGAGGAGGAAGCGGCACTAGCTAACGCGACACATGGTTTGGTACGTGAGTCGCAGAGGTTTAATTCTTCGGGAGGCTCTGCTAAAAGATCAGGTGGTGGGGGTGGCTCTCGCGGTGGCGGTGGATCGGCCGTAAAAAAGCTGTCTGAAGAAGAAAAAGCCGTGGAAGCGCTAATTAAAAAATACGCTGACGCGGATAAACAGAAATGGGCGCTGGCTAAATCGGCGGTAGAACTTGCGCAGGTCAGTGTCAAGATGATGACTAAAGAAGAGCAGAAGACAGAAGGTCTGCAAGTAACGTTGCAGGGGCTCAAAAATGCGCATGATCAGTTAGTCGAGGGGTACACAAACGAGCTCAAGCTTGCGCAGAAAATTACCGACGCATCTACGCGCGACAAGACGATTAAAGCTATTAACGACCAGATAGACGCGGAAAACAGTTTATATGCGGCTAAAGTAAGAGCGGCGCAGTTCGATTTAGCGTTAAAAAACAATGAGGAGAATACAAAAAATCTGGTAGATAGAATACTCGGCGATCCCGACAGTACGAAGTATAAGATAGATCAGCTTAAGAAAACGTTGCAAGAAAACTTGAAAGATCTTGATACAGTCGTCTCTAATCCGGACGAAGCGGATGCTTTAACCGGAGTAGCTAAGCTCTTACAGATGACCCCTGATGCACTGGCAGAAGAGCTAACAGCAAAAGGAGAGACACTGCAGGCGTTTGTAGATCAGTATAAAGCGTCTTTAGCAGAAGCGGCCGACGCCGAAATACAACAGCTGACTACGGCGCAGCAGTGGCACGATAAAATTGTTGGTTATATGAACGATGTCGGTAAAAGTATGGGCAGTGCTATGTCGGATTTCATTACGGGCGCAAAGTCGGGAAAAGAAGCGCTGGCTGATTTTGCTAAGAACATTATTAATACGGCAGTATCAATACTGACTGAGTGGCTTGGCGTGTTTGCGATTTATTCTGCGTTTCCGACGTTAGCGAGCGGCATGACGCCTGCAGATATGGCCAATAAAACGGTATTTGGTATTACGAAGAAAGCGGCAGGTGGATACATTACCGGCCCGGGTACGGGTACCAGCGACTCTATTCCGGCTATGCTGTCCAAAGGTGAATACGTTATCCGATCTGCCGCAGTAGACCGCATAGGTGTTGGGGCATTAAACGCTATTAACGCTGGAGTTACTCCGGAATTTTCGAACGGCGGCGGTGTAGATGACACCGCAGGTGGTGATGTAAATCTATCCGTGTCAGCTTTAGACGCTAAGTCTTTCATGGACTTTTTGAACCGCGGAGGACTTAAGCAAATTAAACAGGCGCTGCATGAAAACAATCGCAATTTTGCAGTAAATAGCGGGGTGTGGTAAATGATTTTAAAAAAGTTTCCGGATATACGAAAAGCGGCATGGAACTCTTCTAAAAAAGAAACCTGGAACACAACAGTAAAGAAAACGGGCTCCGGACGCAGGCGGGCTATGACGAACCAGCTGTATCCGGACTGGACAATCAGTGTACAGTTTAAGCGGCTGACGGATGAGGAGTCCCGTAAAATCTTGGGGTTTTGCGCTTTGCAGAAAGGGGCGCTTCTTCCGTTCCTTTGGCTGGATCCGAAGGATTATCAGGTAAAGGGCGTACAACTCCCGATGATTTCATCAGGCAAATATCAAGCAGTTATGCAAGTCGGGGAGTATGTAGAGCCCGCCGCGTATATTGAGAATGCCACTGTTTATCGCAACGACGCAAAAGTGCCGGCATCGGATTATACGATAACGGACGGGGTAATCGTTTTTAAAACAGCTCCGGCGGCCGGCGACATTATCAAAGCAGATTACATATACTGGTGGCAGGTTTGCTTTGACGACGACGGACTGGGAATTACAGAATTGTTTAGAAACTGGAACGAAACGGGAAGTATCAAGCTGAGGGTAGTACGATGAAGAAAGTAACGACTGACTTAGAAACGTATCTGAATACAGAGAAAAGTTTTACATCTTGCGATCTGTACGAATTGACACTGTCAAACGGGAATAGATACTATTACGCCAATACAGATCAGGACATTATATATAATGGAAGAACATATCAGCATAATGCGCTGCTTATCAAGCGCAGTCAGATAGATCTGCAGAGCGATGTTTCGGTAGATACATTAACAGTCACGATAAACGCGGATCCTGACGATAAGATAGAAAACAAGCCGCTGCTCAAGGCGGCACACGAAGGCGTTCTTGATGGGGCGATATTGTCTTTGCGGCGTTGTTTTTTCCGCGGGGCGTCGGTGTTAGGCACGATAGGACTTTTCGCAGGGAATGTCGAAGTTAAGCAGGCGGGGGGCGTCGACCTGCAGCTGTCTATAAAATCGAAAACACAAGGACTGAACATGAAATTTCCGATTCGGAAATACTATCCGCAGAAAGCGTATAGCACATCCGGAGAAGGCGTTATCGGCTCAACGGATATAGATAACGCGTCGGTCGTGGCACCGTATGTACCGTTGAAAGAGATACTCATATGACCGTCGGTGAGAGAATAGCTGCAGAAGCGCGGGCATGGCTCGGAACGCCGCACGTTAATATGGCAAAAGTAAAGGGCGTAGGCGTAGACTGTGGTATGCTGCTAATCGGTGTGCTCGAAGGCGCACAAATAATAAAACCGGATACAATTAGCGTCGCGCCATATTCTAATATGTGGCATCTATCGCATTCAGAAGAATGGTTTTTGCGGTATGTGCAAAAATACTGTAACGAAGTCACCGATCTACAAATTGGTGATTTTTTATTGTATAAGTACGGGCGTTGCATATCTCACGCAGCAATATATATTGGGCAGGACAAAGTTATTCACGCGTTAATCGATCAGGGTGTGGTGATAACAGAAATGAGTGATGTGATGTTTTATGACGCAAAAGGAAGAAGTCGCTTACGCGGAGCCTACCGCTTTAGGACATGAAAAAAGCCCCGCAAGGGGCAAAAAGGAAAAGTTACACCTGCTTTTGATACATTGCAATGAGAGAATCCTGTAAAACTTTTGAGAAATTAACGTGTTGAGATTCTGCAAATGTATTCAACCACGCGGGAATCGTTAAGTTTTTACGAACCGCTTTATTCCCGTATTTTTCGGCGTATGCGTCTATATCAAGGGACAGAAGACTCACAAAGCCGTCCGCACTATCCGGATACGTGTCTTTTACACTACGAGGAGTAGGGGCGGGTTTGCCATCTTCCAATTCATCTAAGATCCATCCGGAAGCTGCATCTGTCGCCATTTCAATGGCCTCTGCGAGGGTGTCACCTTCAGATACGCATCCGGGCAAATCTGGAACGACTACAGTATACCCGCCGTTTTCTGCTGGATAAAAACATGCAGGATAAAGTATTTTTTTCATGATATCCTCCTATACAAAACATTGCCAGACAAGGACTTATTTCAGCCCTGCCTGCTTTAATATGTTATCAACTGTTTTTATTTTTAAATCACCTTTGTGGTTCGGGATAGTGATTTTCCCGGGTTTAGTCGGGTGAGTATAGTGATGGTGGGAACCTCTCACGCTTTTCAGTCTCCAGCCATCTTTCTTTAGCAGTTTTTCAAGTTCCCGGAATGTCATTGAATCATCTCCCTTTAATCATATTATACGCACTATGCGCATGTAAGTCAAGCGGCAAATAAAAGTTTTTAGAAAGGGGTATAGCAATTGAGCTTTTTTAGAGGGCCTAACATTGTTACACGGGCTAATAAAATTTCGACATTTACCGTTAACACGGCTGAATACGGTACGGCCGTTCCCGAGATTTACGGCACTACACGTATTGGCGGGAACATTATATATTATGACGATTTTACTGCGCACGAGCATAAAGAGACTCACCGATCAGGCAAAGGCGGCGGAAAACAGACTAACATCGCATATACCTATTCCGTGGCGACAATTATCGGGCTCTGCGAAGGCCAGATAGCCGGTATCGGTAGAATCTGGAAGGATAAAGAAGTTTACAATTATCCGGCTGAGGATGTAGGGCTGTCGCTTTTTGACGGCGCATCTACGCAGGCGCCGTGGAGTTATGTAGCACAGCACCATCCTGAAAAGTCGCTCCCGTACGGGAGCTTGGCTTACGTGGCGGGAGTAATCGATTTAGGCGACTCCGCAGCTATGCCAACGTACAATTTTGAAATAAAAGGCAAGCTGCTTAACACCGGAGACGGTATCGACGTTAATCCCGCGGATTACATAAGAGCGCTGTTAGACAGAGTCGGATTGTCTGATGTCACTATTGAAAACCTCGATGAGTACCGGAAGTACTGTAAAGAGGCTGATCTACTTATTTCTACACCGGCGGATGCTGATGAAAGCGCCGTGCGCGACATCGTTAAAGAAATAACCGGACTCACTAACGCGCACATTTTCTGGTCTAACGACCGGTATAAAATCGTCATAACCGAAGACCATCCCGCAGGTAACTGGATGCCAGATAAGACCGTACAATACGATCTGACTGCCGATGATTTTATCCCGCAGTCTGACGGGGCACTCGTTACATATCAGCGAAAAGATTCTGCGGATATTTATAATCGTTTTCCTGTTGAGTTTAGTAACCGAGCTAACAGCTATGAAAAAGAATCTGTCGCTTATCAGTTTTCCGAAGATATCGCGAATCACGGGCTCCGACAAGCAAATACAATAAATGCGCGGTATGTATATACAAAAGAACGAGCTGTGAAAGTAGCCGAGATGGCCGCCCGTAAGAATAAATACGGCAGAAACCAGTATACTTTTACTCTTGACTGGGCTTTCTGCAGAATAGAGCCAGGCGATTTAGTGCGCATATCCGATAAGTATAGCGGTATTGATAGACAAGTGGTTAGGGTGACTGCAGTTACCGAAGATGATAGCGGAATGCTTACAGTTACAGCGGTATCTGTGCCTCCGGGAAACTATTCTGCGGCTACGTATGATGTACACGACGTAGATCGTCCGTATATTGATTACAACAAAACCGCACCCGACACTGTGCCGATTATTTTCCAGCCGCCTGCAGATCTTACCGCAGACGGTTTGGAACTGTGGATAGCTGCTAAAGGTAAAGCTGAGGGCTGGGGCGGATGTATTGTGTACGTCTCCGACGACAACACAAATTATCGGACAGTCGGGCAAATTGCAGGCTCCGCGCGGTGCGGTAAATTAATGCATCCGTTGTCACCGATGCCGAACCACATAACAGGCAATCAAGCAATAGTAACATGTAATGATCAGCTGCTTAGCGGTACCCTGCAAGACGCTGAACGCAAGAACACGTTGTGCTGGGTTGACGGAGAATGCATGAGCTACACGACCACTACACTGCAGTCAAGCGGGGCGTGGTTATTGTCCGGATTAACCCGCGGGCAGTGCAACACAGCAGCCAGATTGCACGCAAAAGACACAGATTTTGTTAGGCTGGATAATTCGGTATTTAAAGTACCGTTTGCGAAAGACGACATCGGTAAAAAGATCTATCTCAAATTCTGTTCGTACAACATTTTTGGCGCAGGACAGCAGGACTTATCAGAAGTTAAAGCTTACGAATACACACTGCAAAAATACTACATTCCGCCAGTTACTAACATCACAGCACATAACCGTTACAGGCAGCTGGCGGACGGGGTGTCTCGGTATGACATTGTCGTCGATTGGACACCGCCCGAATTGCAATCTTACCTGCAGGGTGACGTATGGTATAAGACAAGCAATGGACAAGCGAAAGACTTAATCATTAAAGAGGGTACTAAAGGCTCTGAACTCGGTTTTGACGGAGAGTGGACGTTCGGTGGCAGCGGAAAAGATCAGGTTGTCATTCCGCAGGCTATCGTCGGCGACACCTACCTGATTGCAGTCTGCACAAAAGATGAATGGGGCGAAACGACAAGCCCGGACACGTCGCCGCAGATGAAAATACTTGTCGCGCTCAAAACGGAAATTCCGAATACGCCCGACGGTTTTGAAGTGAATTTTGGAGCAGCATGCCTGGCCAGCTGGAAAGAAGTTACAAATACAGATGTTGCATTCTATGAGATCCGAACTGATCAATCCCCCGGCGCTGAAACAGCAGGACTGCTGGCGCGGACAAATAACCTGTCCGCAACGCTGCCGCTGACAGAGCGGAGAGGAACGCTGTATTTATACGCTAAATCGGCAATCGGCAAATATTCCGCCCCGACAATACTGCAGTATAACAAGCCGATACCGAAAAAGCCCAATCCGCCGACGCTTACAAGCACAATCGGCGGTTTCGGGCTGACAGCTGAAGCCATTCCGAAAGACTGTACAGGAATGAACATCTACATTAGCGGTACCGACGGGCAGAGGACAATCAAGACCGAAAACAACAGCTACAGTCACGCATGCGGTGCGGGTATCTATGACGTATCCATTGCTTGTTATGACCTGTTCGGCGAAGGCGAGAAATCGGGAGAAAGCCGTGTTACTGTCAAAATATCAATCTCTAAAGACATGCTTGAAGATGAGGCGGTTAGCTTCTCGAAAGTAGATCAGCTCGTCAAGAAAAAATTGAACGACGGAGAAATAGCACGTCAAGACACTGTAAATATAGTGTCAAATCTCGGCAATCTCATGCTTGCCAAAGCAAACTATAGCGCCATTGCACAAATGACGGACGCTATTAACTTGAGAGTACAAAAAGGGGATGTTATCAATCAGATTAACTTGTCGCCGACAACTACGACGATTGCAAGTAGATATCTACACGTTGGTGCTCAAACAGTTATAGACAACAACGTTATTGTTTCAAGAATGCTGGCGGCAAAAGCCGTAACGGCCGATAAGTTGGCGGTAACGAGTTTATCGGCAATTTGCGCGACAATCGGATTGCTAAGAACAAAAACAAGTGGAGCCAGAATGGAAATTAAAGACAATTTGATTGAAGCATACGGACCCGATAATAAGCGATATGTGCGGATGGGGGTGTGGTAGATGGCACACGGATTACAAGTTTTTAATAGTAACGGTGATGTTGTCGCTGATTTAACAAAACGTTTTGCGAAAATAATAGAAAAGAAAACCGTTACAGGAACCGGAGAAATCAACGTAACCGACTATGGAGCGCCGAATAATAAGTTCTGGTACTTTATCATCACTCCTTCGGAAAGTGATACGGAAGAAATACTTCCGCTGCTAAAGATAACAGATGGTGGTAAAAAAATAATATGGAAAAACATAGGAAAACCATTGACCTTTTGCTTTGGAGTTTATTAACATGAAATTTTTTGAGCTATTAAATCCTGACGGAGCTATTGTTATTGATGACAATTTTAAAAACATAGAACTGTTAGACCATTTCCCATTATCAGCTTGCACATTTTATCCTAACCACCTCTCCCAAAATCATGGCTCATATTCCTTATTACGCACTAACCCTAAAGTTACCTTGATTGGGATTAGCCTAAACGGGTTGAACGGTGTAAGTCGGTTTGGATTTACGGCAGACAATACAGGGATAAGCTTTTATGATAGCCACAGTGGAATAGACAACATCGGAATATTACCGGTAAAACGGGATGATATTGCAAACACAGCACACGTCTACTTATTTGGATTTGGTGATGATTCTCCGACGGAACACGGCACAGGGCTGGAAATTTGCAACGCGGAAGGAAAGATAATTTATAGTTCCGCTAAAAGGTATCTTGACGTGTTGGGATGTGGAAGCGGAAAAAACGAAACGGTGCAAATGAACGGAACAACTATTGCATTTGTACTTGGTACTGACCACGTCACGAAAATCTATGAAAATCATAAGGTAGGGGCAAAAGGAGTTGAATATGACAGGTATCCAAGATTTACGGTTAATGAAAATAGTATCACTGTCGGGATGATAGAAGCACGAACTATTTACACAACAGATGATGACCCACCTTTGGGATGGCACTTAATATATCACTGCTATTATAATTTCGGGTGGTTGATTGGAAATGTTGTTATTTAAAAGGAGAAAAAATCATGAAAAGAACATGCAAAGTAAACGGCAAAGTTTCATATCCGCAGAACGACGGAGTTTTAACAACTTTTAGTTTTCATAATCCGGATACGGGAGAAATGCTGACAATACAAACAACGTCGCAAGAAGAAACCGATGAGTTGAACTACGGCGATACTGTCACACTGGAAATCAAAAATAAAGAAACCGAGGTATCCGAATGAAACCGCAAACATTTCAACATCCGGAGATCCGCGACGAAAACGACAACATTATTAAGCCAGGGGCGTTCGGTAAAAATACACCGTTCTGCACGAAAGGAAACGACGGTATCTTAGACTACATTGCAAACGATCTGGAGTACCTGTATGAGAACAGAGGCAGCGGCGGTAGTGGGGCGGGTCCGAGCGGACCAAAGGGAGACCCAGGGCCGAAAGGTGCCGATGGGAAGAATGGTGTAGCGGCAACGATAAAAGTGGGAAAAGTGACGACAGGCCCCTCTGCCTCGGTGACAAATTCCGGAAACAGCACAGACGCCGTATTTGATTTTGTAATCCCCGTGTCTGGCGGCGGACAGGGCATTCAAGGCCCCAAAGGGGACCCGGGACCCAGAGGGGAACCCGGACCTAAAGGGGATCCGGGGCAAAAAGGAGCGGATGGAAAAGATGGAACCGCTGCAACTATCAAAATCGGGACAGTAACAACGACGGCTCCTGGAACGAACGTTAAAGTCACAAATTCTGGAACGGCTAACGCAGCAGTGTTTAATTTCTCGATCCCCAAAGGCGAAAAAGGAGAAAAAGGAGAAAAAGGAAACATAGGGATACAGGGCCCGCCGGGACCTGCTGCAGATTTATCGCAATATGTAAAGAAGACAGAAATTTTTGATGGGAACATGATTAAATTGCCGAATGGCGCAAAGATTGGAGTAGAATAATGGATAAGCTTAAAATTATCAGACCAAACGGAGAAGAAGAAATCGCAGAATTAACTACTGATAAATCATTAGTCGGAAACAATTACCTGAAAATAGATATCGGTGGCGTGCCGCATTATGCAAAAGTCGGAGATGTTGTCGACACGCACATGTACACTTTTAACGGTGTTGACGGGAAAAAATACTATATTAAAAAGAAAATAGAAAACGTAGAGAATCCACCATCTGGCGGCGATTCTCCGACACTTGACATTCGGGGAACATTGACGTTTACTAAAAGCGACGAGAATATGTTGATTGCAACGAGTGATAAAATCAATACTACAAGCGACGGATATCAAGTTTCTCACGTAGAGATAGCCAATATTGGTGAGTTCGCGTTTGCTACTCTTACAGTAAACGGGATTAGTGCTTTTTACAATAAACCCGGGATTTACACTTCAACGATTATCAAAGCCCAAATAGGGGATGTAACATTCGATGCGATGCGTGAAATGACGGAGACTATATCTGGGGGATTCGCGAATGCAGACTTCCTGCGGTTAAAAGCGAACGTTGGTACTCCGATTAATTTTTCGATTAAATACGAATAATGCTTAGTTAGTTTACTGCGGGAGCCTGAACGGCTCCTGCGGTATTTGAATTTATTAAGAGGTATAGCAAATAATGAGTATGGGGGATATGAGCCCGGAAGCGTTGGAACGAATCGTCAGAATTGAAACAAAGCTGGATATGCTTGTCGAAATGATTCCCAAAATGCAAGAATTGCAGTTAGCGCACGAAAGAGCAGCGCAGAGCGCTAAATCAGCGCACCATCGAAT